ATATTGAAAATGCAGCAGTAGATAGCTGTGTTATTGAAAATGACATTTTTAATCCTCAATTAACCCCGTATTATGAACAAGGATTCAAAGATGGTGCCAACTGGCGTATAAATAGCGTTTGGAATAAGGATATCCAAAATGGGAAGACCAAAAAGCCTATCCTGGTAAAATTCGACAACGGGTTATTCAATTTATTTAAAGATATCAGGGATTTAAAAGGAATAGAAGATAAGGTTTCTATTTTCGCTTATATAGAAGATTTATTGCCAATTAAGGAGGATAATGTATGAAGCCAATATTAGACGCGTGCTGCGGAGGAAAAATGTTTTATTTTGATAAATCTGATTGCCGGGTTTTATTCCAAGATATCAGAAAAATTAAAACGACTCTTTGTGATGGACGTATTTTTGAGGTAAATCCAGATATACAATGTGACTTTACAGATATGCCATATCCAGACGAATCATTCAACATGGTTGTTTTTGATCCTCCGCATTTAGTATATAGCAGAGGTAAAAAATCAAAAATGGTTGATATATATGGGTCTCTGAGCCAAAAATCATCTCCAACTGGGTATCAGCAAATAAAATATGGAGCATTATATAAAGACTGGAGAGAAATGATTACTAAGGGTTTTAAGGAATGCTTTAGAGTACTTAAAAAACAAGGATTTCTTATTTTCAAATGGAATGAAACAGATATAAAAGTATCAGAAATACTAAAACTAACAGATGAAAAACCTGTATTTGGACATATATCTGGAAAACGTTCTAATACTCATTGGATATGTTTTATGAAAGAATAATACCGAGGATTGATCATGCCTAAAGAAACAATATTAATGACAGAAAATCAGTGGTCCAACTCCCAATTTTCGATAGCTAAATACTACGGAGGCGTAAGGATCAACGGAAAGAACTATATGATATGCAACAAGTATGGTATCACACTGGTAGAATTATCAAATCCGGCCTCTAAACACTATGTCGGAGACAACAATATGGCTATACCGCCAGGAGAACCGGCAGACCTCATATTGGAAGAATGGATTCCAATATACAAGAAGCTGGGTAGAGACAGATTTATTGAAATCATAGAGACCGGTGTTTCACTGGAAGAAGCAAAAGGAATTGCAGGGTTAAAAAGAAAACTAAATAAGGAGGATTAATTATGACAAAAACAAAGACTGAGATAAATTATAATCCGAAACCAATGTTTTATGCTTGTGTTTTGGAAAAGCTCCGCAGAATTGCAGCTAACTGTGGATATGCTTTGGCAATTCATGGTAGCCTTATGCGTGATTTAGATTTAATTGCAGTACGCTGGAACTTAAATTACGAGCACCCAGATTATTTATGCAAACAGTTTTTGGAAGAAATAAGTAAATATAGTTTTGGAGAGGAAATAGAGCGAAACTTTGTTGAAATAGCTAAACCTGAAATTAGATTCGTAAACCAATATCATTATGCGATACCAATAATAGGAGACTGGTTTATAGATTTAACCGTAATAAAAGGATGGGAGGATAAGCAATGATTAGAAGAGGAATGAAATCAATATTGCTGCCAGTTATATTAATGATGGCAGCGTCTGAGAACCCGAATAAAGTTTTCGATTCATTGTTTCCAGATAGTTCGCAATACAATCCTGGCTACAAAAAGCAACCCGTACATCGTGAATTAAAAGAGTTTTGCATCAAAGGCGAAAAGGTAATGGGATATTCACGTAAGGATGCTATAATACGATTGAAACATAAGAAGAGATGAAAACAATATCCATCAAGCAGCCGTGGGCGAGCCTAATCACTCACGGTATCAAAGACATCGAGAACCGAACATGGAGGTGCCCTAAGAAGTATATCGGTCAAAGGGTACTGATCCATGCTTCATCGAGTAAGCCGGTGTTTAACTACAGCTTACCACAATATTATACAATCAGGAATAAATCACAATCTTTGATTTTTAACTGTACGTATGACGGATTTCCCAAAGGTGCCATCATTGGCAGCGTAGTAATAGCCGATTGTGTACAGAACCATCCGTCTGTCTGGGCCGAGAAAGGTTGCTGGAACTGGGTGTTGAAAGATGCAGTGCTGTTTGATAAGCCGATTAATGATGTAAAAGGGAAATTAAATTTTTGGGATTATAATTTGGAGGAATAGTTATGGAATTCAAATCACAAATAGCAACAACTCGAGAACAATCTATAAAATTGCTCGCTTTGGGATTGAAGCCGGAAACGGCAGATATGTGTTACAATGGATATTTTGAAAGCCTACCATTAGAAATAAATCGAAATAATGCGATCCAAGATGAGAAATACATTCCTGCATGGAGCTTTACCCGATTGCTTGAGCTAATTCCAAAGTCGTTAGAGCAAACAAACCGACCGAATGTAAATTTGGACATCTCCAGCGACACAACGTATTGGTTTGTTACTTATGAAGAATTAGGCTATGACGTTACGCATCAAGAAATGAAAAAAGATTTATTCGATGCTGTTATTTCAACGATTGAGTGGCTTATAAATGACAAATTTTTTAATAAAGAATATTTGAAATAAGAGGAGATATAATTATGAGAATTATAAAGAAAGGCAAAATTCCAGTCAAAGAAAAAAGAATAACATGTGATTATTGTGGATGCGTATTTACTTACGAACAAACAGACATAAATATGGATCAGAGAGAAGGTAATTGGGTTGTATGCCCTACTTGCAAAAAATGTATAGATGTTGATTAGTATATGAATACAAAAGAAAACAGACATAAGCTTGCAACTGCATGTTTTTGTCGTGCATACCTAAATATACATGGATTTTTATCAGATACTGAAAACAAAAAAATCCATGAACGAATAAAGAAATTCCAATCAAAAGAAGAAATAATAATAACGGAATCACAACTGATGTCTTCAGAATGTATATATGATGACGAAGCAAAGGAGTATTAATATGAAAGATTTAAACAAATTAAGAGATAAAGCCTACCAGTGTGCAGTAGAACACGGATGGCATGAAGAGAAACAGAGCAATGAGCATTTTCTTTGCCTGGTAATATCTGAACTGATGGAAGCTGTGGAAGCAGACCGGAAAGGAAAACGTGCGCAAGTTGAAAAGTTCAAAGAATGGCAGGGTAATAGCATTCCATTAACCGAGGAAACCAAGCAGAGAAGATTCAAGGAAGACTTTGAAGCATATATCAAAGGAAGTGTAGAAGAAGAACTGGCCGACGCCTGTATCCGGCTGTTAGATTTGGCAGGATTGAGAAATGTAGATTTAGGTGAAGTCACTCTTGATGAATTGAAATGTTCAGAAGGATTTTTTGACTGGACTTTTACGGAATCCATTTATTCGATTGTTTCCGATATGACAAATCAAGGTTATATTGAGATACATTCATTTGAAAGCCATCTACGAGTATCATTAATGGTAGTCATGAGTTTCTGCGTGAAGAAAAACATTGATATACTTTGGCACATTGAGCAAAAGATGAGGTACAATGAACTCCGGACATATAAGCACGGAGGCAAGACGTATTAAAAAAAGAAGGAGCCAGCCCACACGATTACAAGCCGACTCCTCACACACGATTATGATGCAAATATACTATTTCCATTTTAAATCATTGTGTTATGACAAAAGAATTTTCATCTATTGTGGAGTTAAAGGCTATCAGAGAACAAAAATCCAGATTATCAGAACGTGAACAGGAATTATCGGCACCTATGCTAACTGATTTTGCATTGATTCCAGAAATATATTCTTGGTTCAAAGAAATACTTTCCCAATCGGACTGTCCTCCAAATTTTGAGAGTGTCACCCAACGGAAGAAATTCCTTTTTATCGTACTATTCTTGTTTGCACCCAGTGTGTTGGCTGGTGGTCGTCTACCAAATGGTATCCGGGCGGAGATTGCCGGCGTATTCCCGGATGTTTCGCCATGTGTAATCTCAAATAATATCGCTGATGTCTCCTTTATCTACCGGCAGTATAAAGATTTCCGGCAGGATATAGAATTTATTTACAATCAGGTTTTAGAACGGTTGAAGATAAAAGGAGTGATCAAGTAACCCTATCCTGGAAGGTTCGGGACATTTTGTGAAACATTTTACTAATTGTTTGTTATCAGCTTGAGCGATTTTAGGCCAAGAATCACCATGTGGGTAATTTTGTATCTAAGAGACAATAACAGCTATCCTCACGGCTGAAAAGTATAGACCCTGCCATTGGTAAGAAGTGAGGAGCTTGCCTTTGGTGGGGTAATTTTTTAATCTAAGATTTACTGAGATATGAAAACGAACCAAGAAATGGTAAGACAAATGGGAAATTTAGAAGTTATCCAACGTACCGTTGACGGATATTTCAATGCCACTAAGCTTGTAAAGTTGTGGAATGAGCAAAACTCCTCTAACAAAGAATTGAAGAAATATTTTGAAAATGAATCAACTAAGGAGTTGATTTCAACTATTGTAGAGAAAGAAAATTTAAATAGGCAAAATTCTCCCTATTTAACTTCACGTGGAAAATGTGGTGGTACTTGGGTTCATCCCGTTTTATTCATTGATCTGGCAATGTGGCTGAATGCGTCATTCAAGTATGATGTAATCAAGTTCGTTTCTGATCAGATGATTCGTTATCGGAACGATGCTGGGGATGCTTATAAAGAACTCTCATCTGCTATTATGAAAATCGTTCCCAAAGATTTTATGCCTAAAGCCATGCAAAAGGTCGGTGAAGCCTTGAACTGGGTTATCTTTAATAGCCATGAAAAGATGCTGCGCAACAAGCATGGAGAGGAACATAAACAACGTGAACTTTGGCAGCTCGAAAAGAAAGTTGCAGATCTGATCAATGAAGGTTTTTTGACCGACTATGGAAGCCTTATCGGATATCTAAGACTTCAATACCAAAAAAGGAATTATCCAAAAGTTTTTGTTAATGCTTGATGGAGAAGAAAATAAAGCCGGAGCGTTATGCTTCCGGCTTTTCTAAATCAATAACTTCAACGTTATCCTCTGTAGTTATATTGAGTGCATCAATCATCCACTTATATAGCCTTGGGTTTTCACTTTTAGGTCTTATTGCTGTGTAAATAATGTGTGCTGGATATTTATTAATAATTTCTCCAAATCCATTAATGATTTCATGGCTATCTGATCCTGAATTAAGAATAATGATTTCATTTGAGTTGTTTTCCAGAATATAAATAACAGTATTCCAATCACCTTTATTGATGATGTCTATAATTGTATGATTAGTTTTTAATTCATCGAATTTCTCATTAATATAATTTGATTTTCCTGCATTTTTACGTCCTTGAATTAAAATTATTTTTCTCATAATATTTTCCTTTCTTTTATTATTAAACATTCAATTCCAATAATTTCCCCAAATCCTCAAACGAGTGAACCTCATAGAGAGTTCCCTTCACTTTCACGTAACCATCCACTTCGGAATCCTTTGAATTTCTTTCAAACAGATCAACGATATTGACTCCCAAAGCTTTTGCTATATCTCCCAATTTGCCAATAGTAGGATTGCCAGAAACTGCGGCATATAAAGCCTGGTAAGTTACTCCCATCTTCTTCGCTAAATCCTGCATGGTTATTCCTTGTTCCTTACAGATCTCTTGTACTCTAAGCATATTATTCAAACTATAGTTTGATGCAAATATAGGAACATTATTCAAATTATAGGTGTATATACTCAAGAAAATGTCAAAAAATAATTTGAAAAAATAAGGCTAAAAGTTTTGTATATTCAAAATAAAGTTTGATATTTGCATCTGTAAAATCAAACTATAATTTGAATAACAATTTAAATACACACGATTATGAAGACATTAAAAGAACAGGTAGAAGAGATCAAAAACATGAAAGGTTCTAAGGCTGCAAAGAAAGAGGCTTTCATTAAGTTAGGTTTAAGAAAGTACGATATAGAGCTTTTACTTTCAGATTTACCTAAGCAAATCAGAGAAACACATAGGTTTACTTTTGGTGTTGAGATTGAGTGCCTGGTAGCTGCAAACCTTATGAGCGAATGTGCTACAAGAAATGCAATGCCTTTTCAGTATGAGGGTTACAATCATACAGACAATAATCATTATTATAAGTTTGTCTCTGATTCATCTATTAGAGGTGAAAACCCTATCGAATGTGTTTCACCTGTTCTAACAGGTAAGGCAGGCATGAAGAGCCTAGAAACCTGCTGTAAGGCTTTGAATGAAGCAAATGCACAGGTTAACCGATCAACTGGACTACATGTTCATATTGGCGCACAAAATTTGTCAAATGAGGCTTATATCAACGTATTTAAGAACTATCAGAAGTTAGAGAATGTGATTGATACTTTTATGGCAAATTCAAGACGTGCCAATAATAGCCAGTGGTGTAGAACTTTGCAGGGTATAAACTTCGATACTTGTTTCTCAAAAGAGGACGTATTGAGTGTAATGAGAGGTAACAGGTATTTCAAGGTAAACGCTTGTTCTTATTCACGTCACAAAACAATAGAGTTCAGACAGCATCAAGGTTCTACCGACTTCGAAAAGATTTCTAATTGGGTAAACTTTTGCGCTAAGCTGGTGGCCTGGTCTAAGAAAAACGTACTGAGTTCAGAGATTAATTCAATCGACGAAATACCTTTTTTGACAGCGAAAGAAAAATCATTCTTCAATTCACGTGCTGAGGTTCTTGCATGAGCCTCGCACAATTAAAATCAGATTATTATGTGTTGCATTATATATAAGCCAAAAGGTGTTCAGATGCCAAGTCTGGACACCTTAAATAAGATTCAGAGAATAAATCATCATGGTTATGGATTTGTATCTTCAAGACATAGATACAAGACAATGAACTATCAGAAATTTTTGGATCATCTTTCGATGGTTGGTGTTGAAGAAGAATGCATCATTCACATGAGATATGCGACCCATGGTTCTAAATGCAGAAAGAACTGCCACCCGTTTGTTGAAAATGGTGTTTATTTTGCTCACAATGGTGTTTTGCCGATTCAGTCAGTAAATGACATGACAGACAGCGAAATCTTCTTTAGAAGCGAAGTTTACCCACTTGTAATGAAATACGGATATGAATCCAAGATAGTAGAAAGTCTTATTTCTGCCGCTGCCGGTAGTTCTAAGTTTGCAATGATGTACAAAGGAAAGGTAAAGTTGTATGGTAATTATCTGAAGTTGAATGGTATCTATTATTCTAATTTAAGATGGTTATGAAAGAAAAAGAAATACTACAAGAAATAATCGAATGGCTAGGTAATAGCACCAGCCACTTGTCTACTAGAACAGACTACGGTAGAGGCTATAAAGAAGGCATAGAACGTGCAAAAGAGATAGTCGAAGAAATCATCAATGAACACGATCCGGATTTATTAGCAAACAATTAGCTAATTGTTTCGTATCTATTGATCTATTATTTATTATTGTCTTCATAATGAGGTATCTTTGTTTAGATACTATCGCGGATTAGAGCAGGGGTTAGCTCGCTACTTTGACTTGGTAGAGGTCGCCGGTCCGAATCCGGCATCCGCAACTTGATTTTAATTTTACACGATTATGGATATATTGACTCTCATCATCAAACAAAAATTCTTTGACGAAATACTGTCAGGTAAGAAAACGCAAGAATTTAGAGAAATCAGACCAAATACACAAAGCAAATACTGTCAACTGGACGCAGAAGGTTATTGTATAGAGAAGGATGGTGTTATTTTACCTAGGCATTACGATGCGATTCAGTTTTATGTTGGTTACAATAAAGACAGAGCCAGTGCTTTGGTGAAAGTAACCGGTGCAAATATCGAATTGTTTGAAGATGAAAATCATAACTTGATCGAATATACGTACAAGGGTGACACTTATTTAGCCGCTCAAATTGTATATGATCTTGGCAAAGTAATAGAAAAGCATGTTTAACCATTTAATATTTACGTTGAGTCAGAACTAACAGAAGTACATTTTCAACGAGTAACTACCGTGGTGGTCGTACTGGATTGACAGATCCTAACACCGGTAGAACTTCTCAGGGTGGGAGATACATCACCCGCCGACAGCAGTATTATAACGTCCGCACAGGACTTGGTATGAGTGGCGGATAATGACACTGCAAGAAAGGACATACAGTTACATTGACCTCGTCAGACAAAAGACTGACGGGGTTTTGCTGTTTTTGTCTTTGGGTAAGGATTCTTTAGTCCTGTTGGATATGATCTATCCGAAATTTGATCGTATAGTATGTGTCTTCATGTACTTTGTCAAAGGCCTTGAGCACATTGAACGATGGATCGGTTGGGTGAAGGCCAAATATCCGAAAATAGAGTTTGTTCAAGTACCTCATTGGAATCTCACCTATATTCTTCGTGGTGGGTTATATTGTGTGCCCAATCCTAAAGTGAAGCTTCTTAAACTCGCATATGTGGTGAAGGCCATGCAACTCAAATATGGTTTGTATTATACGTTTTTGGGAATGAAGAAAGCCGACGGTATGAATCGTCGGCTGATGCTGAAAGGTTATGAAGTAAACGGGTACGAGAATAACGGTTTATGCTATCCTTTGGCCGACTGGACGCAGAAAGACATTCTGTCCTACATGAAGCAGAACAGCCTGCCCGAACCAGTGAGATATTCATTGAAGGCCAGTTCTGGTGTAGGATTTAACCTGGATTGTATGTTATGGTTGGAGAAGAACTACCCACAGGATTTGCAGAGAATTTACAAGGTATTCCCAATGGCAGAAAGAATCCTTTGGGAGCATAAAAACAAACAATAGGTATGGAGCTAAGTAAATACATAAAGAGTGAATCGGTGGAACTGAACCGTTCTGCCATTCATTTTGCTGATTATAATCCCCGGAAACTCTCTGACGAATCACGGAAGACGTTGAAGCGGGGCATCAGGAAGTTTGGCTTAGTTGGTGGAATTGTAGTCAACAAGCGGACCGGGTTAACTGTTGTAAGCGGTCACCAGCGTTTAACGGTCATGGATGAACTTCAGAAATATCCAGAAAACGACTATAGAATCCGTGTAGATGTCATTGATGTGGACGAGAAACAGGAAAAGGAGCTAAATATACTTTTAAATAACCCCAACGCGCAAGGCTCTTGGGACTATGATGCTTTGGCCCGGTTGGTTCCGGATATTGACTATCAGGATGCCGGCTTGACAGCTGCCGATCTGAATATGATTGGATGTGATTTTCTTCTTCAGACCGAAGAAGAAAACTCCATTGCTGACGCTTTGGAGGATATGATGGCACCTGTTACAGAGCAGAAAGAAGCAGAGAAAGCAGCCAAGCAAATGGAAAGAGCCGATAAAGTGGCCCACATGAAGGAAGTCAAGCAACAAGTTAAAGATGCTGCCCAGAAACAGGCACAGGATATGGACGCATACCTAATGCTTTCCTTTGATAATTTCGAGACCAAGGCCGCTTTTTGTGAAAGATTTGGTTATGATCCGTCCGTGAAGTTTATCAAGGGTGAGGTATTCGATGAACAGGTAGAAAGGATTGAATAATATGAGCAATAGTGAATCTCAACATAAGAAACATCCAGGAGGAAGAAAACCTAAATTTGATTACAAGAGTGAGGAATTTCTTTCTCAGGTAGAAACGTATGCCAAGAAGGGGTTCACTGATCGGGAAATAGCTTTTGCCTTGGGGTTGAATCCGACATATTTCTACGAAATGAAGTCAAAATATTCGGAGATTACCGACGTATTAGCGCGCGGGCGTGCGACAATTACTGCTGCAGTTCGTGCAAAGTTCCTTGCTATGGCCTTAGGTGGTATCAAGACCAAGAGCACTGTAGTGAGGAAGCTGAAAGATCAGGATGGTAATCTGACCGGGGAAGAAGAGCTTCAGGTGAGTGAGAGTGAACTGGCTCCCAACCTTCAGGCTATGTCTGTCTGGTTGTATCACCACGATGAAGAATGGCGGAAAGTTGAACGTCGGCAGGATGAAGACGCCGATATACCTCAAGATATTGATCATGGTGTTTCTATTGATTCATGGATTAAAGATAAGTTGAAATGATAGTTCCCCAAGATATATATCATCCGTTATACACCGACAATGAGAAGTTTATTATTCTCATCACCGGTGGCCGTGGATCGGGGAAGTCTTTTAACGCTTCCACCTTCATTGAGCGTTTGACGTTCGAAATGACTCCGGATGACTCCGGTGGAGAAGATTGTTCACCATATTCTCTACACCCGTTATACGATGGTATCGGCAAATATATCTATCATTCCGGAAATGATGGAAAAGATAGATCTGGATGGTACAACGAAGTATTTCAAGACTACCAAGACGGATATAGTGAATCGGATGACCGGCAGTCGTATCATGTTCCGTGGTATCAAGACCTCTTCCGGGAATCAGACGGCCAAGCTGAAATCCATACAGGGTATTACCACCTTTGTCTGCGAAGAAGCGGAGGAGTGGACCAGTGAGGAAGAGTTTGACAAGATCATGCTCTCTATCCGTAAGAAGGGAATCCAGAATCGGATTATCATCATCATGAATCCATGTGATTCTAATCATTTCATCTATAAGAAGTATATTGAAAATACGCATAGGCTGGTAGAGATCGACGGCGTACAGGTCCAGATTTCCACCCATCCGAATGTCCTTCATATCCACACGACTTACTTCGATAATATTGAGAATCTTTCTCCGGAGTTCCTGAATGAAGTCAAGGAAATGAAAGAAAAGAATCCGGAGAAGTACGCTCATGTAGTTATCGGTCGTTGGGCTGACGTGGCCGAAGGTGCGGTGTTCAAGAAATGGGGTATTGTTGAAGAGTTCCCGATGTGGTGCAAGAAGGTCGGAATCGGATTAGATTTTGGTTACAGCGTTGATGTTACTGCGGCAATAAGATGTGGAATCGTTGATAACGCAATCTACCTTGACGAAATAGATTACAGAACCAATCTGTTATCTTCCGATATTATCAAGTCTCTTCGTCCGTGGAATCTGCCGGTATATGCAGACAGCGCAGATCCTCGGCTTATTCAGGAAATCCACAACGGGGGAGTTAGAATCTATGCTACTGAAAAAGGCGCAGGTTCTATCGTTGCAGGTATTGATAAGATGAAAGACATGGAGATTTATGTGACAAAGCGGTCATATAATCTACAGAAGGAACTTAGAAACTACGTGTGGGATAAAGATAAGGATGGTAACTACATCAATACACCTGTGGATGCCAATAATCACGCAGTAGATGCTTCACGTTACTATGTGTTATCAGCTCTGCTTGGCAAGATTATGAAACCGAAAGATATTTCAGGAGTATTTGGACATTAAAATAGAATATATGAGAACTTTAGAAGAAATTTTAGCGATACCGGAGATAGAAAGGAAAATCTACTATTTGAAGAAAGGGCGAAAGACTGAGCTCCCTAACGCTCATGCCTTGTATAATGACTGGAATCCGAATAAACACGAAATAGTGATCGACGAAGAAAAATATCCGAAAATCAAGATCACTACCCAACCAGAGAAACGTATTACTGATCCGACAACAGGAAAAGAATATGTTGAGCCTGCGGTTAAAAAAGAGGTTGATCCGAATAGGATTGCTCTTCCTATAGAACAGGATATTGTAAATATCCAAACAGCTTTCACAGTCGGGACTGAACCAGTTCTTGATTGCCAACCGGATAAATCCGAAGAAGGTTTACTTTCCACGTTGAAACAGGTCTTCAAGAAGAATAAATTGAAGTATCAGAACAAAAAGGTGGTCCGGGCATGGCTGGCTGAGCAGGAAGTGGCCGAATATTGGTATGTGGTTAAAGATGATGGTTTTTGGACGAAGCTGAAACGCAAGGTTACAGATATCTTTGGAAAGTCCAAGCCTGAATATCGTTTGAAAAGTGCTATTTGGTCACCCTTCCGAGGTGACAAGCTTTATCCATTCTTCAACGATCAGGGTGATTTGGTGGCTCTCTCTCGTGAGTACAAGAAGAAGGACCTGGATGATGTGGAGATTACCTGTTTTATGACCATTACCAAAGATATGGTTTACCAGTGGGAACTGACAAACAACTGGGCAGACAAAGGTTCGTTCGCTCATGGGTTCAAGAAGATGCCGGTAATTTATATGTGGAGACCGGAAGCTTATTGCGAAAAAATCAAGAGCCTTCGTGTGAGACTGGAGAAACTCCTTTCCAATTATGCAGACTGCATCGATTACCATTTCTTTCCGATCCTTATGTTGTTCGGTGACGTGCAGAATTTCTCTGGTGAGTTCAAGAATAGGGTAGTAGAGCTTACTGGCCAGGGTGCCAATGCACAGTATCTTACTTGGAGCCAGGTCCCGGACACCGTGAAGTTCGAGGTGGAAACTTTGCTGAGCCAGATTTATGGATTAACAAACACTCCGAGAATTTCTTTTGACTCTTTGAAGGGAACCGGGAATGCAGTTTCTGGTGTAACTTTTGACTATGTGTTTATGTCTACTCACTTGAATGTGGAGAACTTGAACGAGACGGTAGGGGAATTCATGCAGCGCCGTGTAAATTTCCTCGTCTCCGCCTTGGGTTCCGTAAATGCTACTCTTGAATCGGCTTCTGAGGCTATAGACGTGGACGTGCAGATGCAGCCGTATAGACTTGAGGATATTAAGGAGAAGATAGATACAGCCATTAAAGCAAAAGACGGTGAAATCTGGTCGCAACAGCGTGCCATCACCTTTGTTGGAAACGTGGATTCGGTTTTGGACGAGATAGAAGCTATCAAGGAAGAACAGGCCGAGAAACAGAAGAACGACATCGAGAAGCAAAAGCAGCTTTCATCGTTGAAAGGAGATGGGTTGAAATATGAAAAATAGAATAATGAGGTCACGAAAAATACGGGGATTATACAAAATAAGATGATCAAAATCTAAAATATAGAATAATCGAGTAGCGGTATCTTTCGAGGTATCGCTTTTTGTTTTAATTACAAATAATAGAATTGAATTTTGAAAAACAGAATTTTGTTTTTATCTTTGTAGCATGTAATTGAGTGAATCTAATGAGAATATTTACAGAACAGGCTATAAAAGAATACGCAGAAGCGCATCCAGATGCAAAGGTCGCTTTGCAGGAATGGTCTACCATAGTCAAGAAAAGCGAATGGACTTGCTTCGCGGACGTAAAAAAGACCTTCAATAGTGTGGATAATGTGGGCAACCAACATTATGTATTCAATATTAAGGGTAATAATTACAGATTGATTGTGGTGATAAAATACACAATAAAGTTCGTTTATATTCGCTTTATTGGCACTCATGCGGAATATGACAAAATAACCGATTGTTCTAAAATTTAAAGTTATGACAAAGATAGAAACAAAAGCTCAATACGACTGGGCTGTAAAAAGAGTCGAGGAATTACTTCCATTGGTTACAGATGAAACTCCTCTTGATGACCCTAATAGCATAGAGTTGGAATTGCTTTCTAACCTTGTTGCTGACTATTCAGAAGAACATTTTGCATTGGGGGAACCTTCGCTTGTGGAAGTTCTCAAACTTCGTATGTATGAAATGGGGCTTAATCAAAAAGCACTGGCTAAATTGATTGGCGTTAGCCCTTCACGTTTGAGTGATTATATTTCTGGTAAATGTGAGCCAACATTGAAAGTTGCCCGTGAGATTAGTCAGAAACTGAATATTGATGCTAATATAGTTTTAGGTGTATAATCTGAACAGTAGTTGGATAAGATTCAGAAAGGTATTAATGCGCTGACAGAGGAACTGGCAGCTATAAATTTATTGTGATCATGGGTGAATTGATTTCTAAAATATGGAATTTTTTTGAAAGTGATAAAATATCTATATCACGAAAAATAACAATCCCCATATTACTTGTTTTAACTATATTGATGATAGATAATATAGGAGGATTTTCATATAGATTTACAAATTCACAAAAAATTGACTATCTATTAAAAATCGAAAAAGCAAAAGTGGAATTCTGTCAAGATACAATTGTCTGTAGTATATTAGACAAAATGGAGTATGATTTAATTAATAGAAAAAACGTAATAGAACAGTTTGTGGATTTATTTGATAATCAAGAAATATTTAAAACTAAATCATCTACCACAAATAAAGAAAACATCTATAATCATAATATTTCAAGAAATCAGTTTTGGCATACGGTATCTTCTTCTCTATTCTGGATTATATGGTTATTTATTTTTTCACTAATGCTTCTAATTTTACCGTTTACACTTAAAAAAGACAAATTAAGTGCTATAGTGGGCATGATACTAGGGATAGGCATGATGGTTCTTCTAATATGGCTTACACAATGGTTATTTGGATTAATTCCAATACTATTTAATCGTCCGTGGATAAATTATACAATTCAATTTATTATTAATCTTATTCCTATATCCATATTAACCTATGGTAGTATAAAACAAAAACATATTACATAATACTAGTTATTTCAGCGTGATTACTCCAGTAGTCACGCTTTCTTTTTGCCTAAAAACGAACATTCTCTTAATTGTTTCGTATCGTTGACCTTAAAATTTCCTCCCGCTTATATCTCTCCATAAATTTACCGTAGAAAATTATTAATCAAACTCATACGGTATGACAATCTTTGAACAAATCTTGGCAGGACTGCAACAGAAATTTGCTGGGGTAGACACTGCCACACTTACCCGAATTGCCACTAAAAAGGCAGAGGGTGTAACGGACGAAACTAAGGTAAACTCCATCGTTGAGGGTATCTCATTTCAGGACGTGCTGACTTCATACGGCGATTTCCGTGCCGGGGATGCTCGAATCACAGCGGTTGCAAACTATGAGAAGAAGCATAACCTTAAAGACGGGAAACCAATCGAGAATCCGAAACCAGAACCACCGAAACAAAACGATCCTCCCAAACCGCAGGAGACAGACATCGCAAAGATGATTGCCGACGGCATTGCAGCTGGTATCAAGCCGTTTGCCGACAAGTTGGCCAAAATGGAGGCAAATGAGGCGCAGGCGCAGCGCAATTCCCAGATTTCGTCGGTGGCGAAGAAGTACGGTATTCCTGATTTTATGCTGAAAGACCGCAACATACCTGAGAACACGGACTTGGATACTTATTTCAAGGACATGAAGCAGGATATGTCTAACAGCGGTTTCCAGTTCTCCAAAGCTCCCGAAACTGCCGAACAGAAGCAGGAGAAGGAAGCAAGCGAGTTCGCCAAAATGATTGAGGCGGACACCAAACAAATTGTCGAACAACAAAACAAGTAATTTATGGCAGCAGGATTTAAGTATAACATTGAACCCGAACCGTCCATCGAGGAACGCTATGACGTTTCTACCGGAGTAAGACGCAGAGGGCCTTACAAGCTGGACACGACCAACCTTGTCGTTGGTTCGTTCCTTCCATCCTTCACACCGATTGCCGCTGACCTGGTGAAGAAAACCGCTCAGGCCGCTATTCGTGTAGAAGTTTATGAAAAGTTCACTACCGGTTCCAATACTACGTTGAAGATTAAAAAGAACTCATTGGCCTATGTGGGTATGCACCTTGGTGATGGTTCACACGGGGCAACCATCAACGCCATTGACAAATCCGACAAGGCTTTTGACAAACTGACGTTATCCGCCGATTTCGGTGCTACACTCAACGCTGGGACAGTTCTCTTTGAAGCGACAGCAGTGAATGGAACGACCCCAAAGGTTATTGCTAATTCAGCTTTGTATGAGAGAAAGCAAGTAGATGATGGTATTGTATTGGTTGCTTTACTTATGCGTGCATTTGAGATTGAACCGACAAAGCTGACTATGCCTTTCCATGCAAAGGACAAAGCAAATATGCCATATTTCCAGTTTAATGAATAAGAAAGGAGGGCTAAGATATGATGCTAACTATTCATACACTGTTTAACGATCCCAATATTGTTAACGCCGTTATCCAGCGTGTCCTGCAAACTCGTAAGGATACGATCTACTGGCAACAGTACCTCGATTTCCGCAGAACTACTACTCGTGTGTTCAAGGATTACATTGGTACTGTAACTGGAGTAATGGCCGGTTCCATCAACTCTCGCTACGGTGAGAAACCTATCCGCGAACGCCGGAATATCGGTTCGGGATATGGCGAAATTGCCTATTTGGGCGACCGCTACCAGATCTCTATCGACCGTTTGTCTGAACTTCAGGACTTGATTGATAAGTTTAATGAAGCCAAGACAGCCGACCAAGTTACAGCCATGCAGGACATCGTGAACTTCATCTACGATGACTATCGTCAAGTGCTCCTTGCCGCGCACAAGCGAATGGACATCGTTGTTGGTTCTTTGTTGATGACAGGAAAGGCCCAAGTGAAGAATAAGGACGACAACGCTGCCGGTATCGATCTGCTGGACATCGAACTTCCGTTCAAGCTCATTACTCCAGAAGCCGGAGATAAGGCTAACTTCATTACTTATCTGCAACAGAAGATAAATGAATTGAGGTCCATTTACGGTGTTTTCCCGAAAATGATTATGTCACGAGGAACATTCGTGAAGAATATCATCGGTTCAAGCGAGTTTGGCGACAAGTTCAAGATGCAGCTTTCAGGCAACGAGATGTACATGTCAACCGGATTGATCACCTCACAACTGGCTTCTACTGTCTTTACTGGTATCGGGCTTCCTGCCATCGAAATCAAGGAAGACTATGTTCTGGACCAGTCCGGCAAGAACGTACAGATTTATGCTGATGACCATATTACACTGCTTCCGCAGGATAAGATCGGTTATATGCGTTTCCACACGCCTTACGAAGCAGTGGACGGAGTGCCAGGTCGCAACTATACCCAGGCAGACGGCGATATGCTTATCTCTGGCTACAAGGATGGCAACGGCCGTTATCTGGAATACACAGCTGAGTGGATTCCTCAGATTACGAATCCGAATCTGATTTTGAATTTCGATTTGTCAACTATGAACGCATGACAGTAAAAGACTACATATCACAGAAGTTTCAGACTTTCGGCATTAACTTGTCGGAGGCTGACCTTTTGGAGATGAGTCTGTCTTCAGGAATAAGCGGAGAGGATGAGATGGACCAGTCAAACATCGGTCTTGTGTCGGTGGCTATGGCGAAGTTCATCCCCTCTCTATTAGTCCGTGCTACTTCCATCAGTGAGAACGGTTTCTCAATGTCCTGGGATACTCAGGGTTTGAAGGAATACTACTCATTCTTGTGTAAGAAGTACGGCCTTGAAGATACGTTAAGCGATAAACCTAAAGTCAGATTCCTATGATATTCGCTCCGCATACATTACAGGTTAAAGTCTTTACTCCGATGGAAACAGACGAGTTTGGACGGCCTATCCCCGATACCGATGGAGGAAGCTGGCAGGACGTGTGTCGGTGCCGGTGTGATGATAACTCGACCAAAGAATTTACATCGGAGAATGGTGTGGTGTATCAACCGAATTATCACGTTGTCTGTGAGAAAAAAATCTCCCTGAAGGCTGGTGATGAGGTCAGGTGCATGGATGGTGAGAATATCAGAGGAGCTGGTAAGGTTTACATGGTCAAGAATACGAATTATTTTGGTTACTCAGAATTATGGATGTAAAGTTTGATTTTTCGGATGTGGACGGATTCTTCCAACAAGGTTATGCCGAGGTGAAAGCCGTTGAAGAGAAGGTCGGCAAAGAAGCTGTCGATTATGCAGTGGAACATGGCAGCTATCAGAACCGGACCGGCACGCTCCGCAAGTCAAACAAATATTCAGTTCAGGGTGACGGATTGGAGTTGAGGAATGAAGCCGAATATGCTTCTTTCGTAGAATCCAAAGGATACGAAGTCCTGACTGGTGCAGCCCTATTTGCTGAGAAACGATTGAAGGAGGAAATCAAATGATAGTAACCACCGACATAGCGAACATACTTTACCGTGATTGCCAGACTTTCGGTATTGACATTGTTCCCCATGGTAAGAAACTAACGGGTGAACTGAAGTCTGAAAGGATTGTTATTCACGCTAAGAAGCAGCAGCCGGAGACGTACTGGAAGAAGTCTTTTGTTGAGGTGAACCTTTGCGTTCCGGATTTGAAGAGAGGAGAAGCAAACACCATCCGGTTGAACGAGCTGGAGAAACAGGCGCAAGAATTATTTGACGGAGTGACTGGACGCTATGACGAGGTAAGTTATTTTTATTCGATTGATTCAATCGGGACAGAAGAAGACACAGATTTGAGGTGTCATTATGTGAATATTAGGTTATTGTTTGAAGTTTTAAATGTAAAGTGATATGCCATTAAAACCTTTTATTGGAATCAAGAAAATCTGGTACGGAGAAGTATTTACAGCTGCCGTAACAGCGGCCACCTTGAAGACGTGGCTGGAATCAGCGACCGAAGTGAAGAACTCCCATCAGGATACATGGAGTTATACAGAGGATGATCCTACATACACCGACTATATCAATGAGTTGACAGGTGGTATTTACTATAGAGACGTAACGGCGAAAGGGGCTAAGACGATCGCTTTCACTATGGGTGAATATGAATTGGAGGATCTTGTCGCTCTCCGTGGTGGTACGAAAGTAGGAACAGATGAGGGTTGGGGTGCCCCAGATCAACCTACTATCATGAATATGGGTGTAGTTGGCCAGACCAAGACTGGTAATTATATCGTGTTCTCAAATGCGGCTGTTATCGGTAAGGGCGATCAGCAGGAGAAGAATATCGGTTTGGGAGTTGCCGCGGTAGCGATGGATAATCCGAATGAAGGAGTGAAATCCGATTATCTGTTTGACGGTTCTAAAGTAGACGCTGCGTGAGGTTAAAACAGATTGATTAGGTAATAAGATTGGTTAGGTTGGCGGTGGGTGGTTGCTCACCGCCTTTTTAGTATCAGAATATGGATGCAGCGAGAATAGTAACCAGCGCCATTTTAGGGATGGACTTTGAAATGGTAATGGTAAATGGAAAGACTTATATTGTTACCCCACCAACGATTAAAAGATTGGCTGGAGCAGGGTATTATCTGTCGTGTGTCAAGGATGGTAAATCAGTCAAGGAACTACTTTTATCTTTAGGAGATGTAGAGGCAGCGGCTCATGCGTTATCCTGGATGATACAGGGAGACGATGGGTTGTTTGAAGAGTTGTCCCTTGGTACGTTTGAAGAAGTTGTTGAAGCATTGGATGTGGCTTATTCGCTTATATCTGTAAAGCCTTTTTTGAAGCTGTCGGGTTTAGCAAGGAATGTAGCAAATCTGACAGCAAAACCGAAGCTATAGGTAACGATTGCCTGTTGGGTCAGATCGCGTCATTCATGGAAAATCTTCATTTAACCTATGATGAGGTAGTTGATAAGATTCCATATCGCAATCTGATAATAATGCAAAAAGACAAACTTCATGTAGCATCGGGTGAGGTTATGAGAGAGGTTTCCGATGCAGAAATGTTCAAGAATAGGAAATTTGATGAATAGAAATGGCAACATTATACTTGTCTAACAATTAAATTTTTAAAGCCGAGTCAGAAGAAGAACAAAATCAGGTTGGGAAATAGTCCAACAAGCTAATAGATTAGCCCAACAGCGTTATGGAAGAAGTAACTTTGACAACCCTAATAACCTTGTGAATAGGATTGCAGGCAGGTATCTTGGAAACTTCAATAGGGACGGAACCAGTTGGAATACACAAGTGTCGAAACGTACCTACATGGGACTTAATGGTGGATAATTTAAGGCGGGGGGGCCCGCCTTATTTATTTTCTATGTACTTCTATTATTTTGCCTAAATGGAAAGCTATTTGCCAAAAAGCATATAAATCAGCACGTATCATATTAGGTATGAATCTAAAGCCGTCAACTTCTACTAAAGCCGTATCACGTTCTTTTGCATAGCCAACGGCAATATATAGGTATTTATAAGGCTTAGGTACAAACGGAAAATTTCCGTTATTATAATCGTCAATGAAATATTCTTTATCTGGTTGGGTTACATCAGGATTAAGAATATATTTGCCGTTTTCATCTTTGAGCAAATAACGATTTGCGGTAATACCTTCTTTGATTTCTCTATACTCTTCTTTCTTTGTGCCTGCTATTATCTGGTCGAAATAAACCTGCTTTATAGGTAAGTAAAGGGTATTCTCTTTGGTAGGTGTATCCATAATTATTCTATTTTAAGATTTATATCTTTCCCACAATGAGGACAGGAGATTGAAAGACAGTCTTTCTTTGGTTGCTCGAATAATTCCGTTACCGGACATCCAATAGCATCAGCAATCTTATTTAATGTTTCTACCGTTGGGTTTCCATTTACCATATTAGAAAGATTAACCCTATTGATACCCATCTTATCGGCAAGCTCTGTTATGGTCATGCCTTTCTCTTTAATTACTTCTTTTATTCTTAAATCCATTTTGTAGTGTTTTAATATTCGATGCAAATATACGAATAAAAACCACTTGTAATGTTATATCGGTACATTCATTTGTTAAAGTAGTGTTAAATACTTCTTTTCATTTGCCTATTGTAGTGTTTTATATTACATTTGCGTCGTAATCGAAAATTAAAACATTACATAATATGAAAGCAATAAACGAAACAATAGCAAATGCGATAGCAGAAAACATCGAAGGCAACAACGGTACATTCTCTGTTGAGGTAGAAGTAAGCAATACTTTGATAGTTGTCAATGGTAGCTTTGAGATTGACGGTTATTGCGAAGATGATTATTTCAACGGTACAGGCGCATGGGTAACTACTTACGTTTCTGTTTGCATTGATAGCGTAGAAGCCTATGACGAGGACGGCAACGAGATGGATGTGGATTGCGACCTTGCAGAGATTGAAAGAAGCGTTGAAAGATTGGTAGCATAATATTAAACGACTAAAGATATACGGCTATGGCAACAGAAAAGAGAAACCAATTAAAAGAGATTATGGACCTTGCTTGGTCATTTGTACGCAAGAATGGTTATTCAATGAGTGAAGCATTAAAAGTAGCATGGACTAATATAAAACTTCGTGTATTGCTTCATAAGAAAGTAGTTGAGTTCTATTTCAAGAAAACAGACGGTACGCTGCGTCAAGCTTTCGGTACTTTAATGAATGGCAGAATACCTGAAACAAAGGGTACGAAGAAAACGGCAGATAACTGTCAGGCGTACTGGGATTGCGAAAAAGACGAATGGCGTTGTTTTAAAAAGTGTAACCTTATAAAGATTGCTTGATTATGGCAAAGATAGAGTTAAGAGAAAGCGATATGCAGAGGGCAAGAAACCTTAACCGTAAAAATGGCTATGGTTTGACAGCTGATCAAATGAAAAGAATTATATCAGCATACGAGAAAAGTGATGATTATAAACGCGCTTTAATAGAGTATCGCTTAACAGATATAAACTTTCATACCGAAGTTGAACTTTTGAAAGCCGGCAAATTTAATGAGTTAAGAGAACAGGTAAAAGAATGGTAACAATAAAAACATATATAAAAATGGAAATAATCATAAGAAGTGATAACGAAAAATCAAACCATTTCGTAAATGGGTTGCAAGCGAGGTTTTATCATCAACTTGTAACTACGGCTATAAAAGTAATTAGTAAAGGGCAAGTTTATTTCGTTAATAAGTTTTTTGGCAATATGTAGCTTGATTATGAAAGAAGCATTTATGATAACGGCGGGTTTGCGATTTGGTAGACTTGTCGTTTTGAAACAAGTAGAACGAAAACCTGACGATAAAGACAAACATCTCAGGTGGCTTTGCCAGTGCGATTGTGGAAAAACTTGTGTTGTTCGCTCAAGTGATTTGAGAAATGGAAGAACAAAGAGTTGTGGGTGTTTAAGGTCTGATATAAAAGATATTACAGGTCAAAGATTTGGCAGGTTGGTAGCTTTAAAACATGTTGGATTTGCAAGTAATAGCGTTGCATTATGGAAATGTAAATGCGATTGCGGTAAGATGATAGTCGCTAGAGAATGCAATTTACATAGTGGTCATATTAAAAGCTGTGGGTGTTTACAAATAGAAAGAACTAAAAAAGCTAATATAAAACACGGCAAAACACACACAAGGCTATTTAATATATGGTCTAAAATGAAAGAACGTTGTTACAATCCTACAAGAAAAGCATATAAAAACTACGGTGGAAAAGGTGTTAGTATTTGTGATGAATGGCTAAACGATTTTCAAAAGTTTTACGATTGGGCAACAGCAAACGGTTATAATGATAACCTTACAATAGACAGAATAAGTTCAGGCGGCAATTATGAGCCTAATAATTGCAGATGGATAACTTTAAGTGAAAATGTAAGGCAGAAATATAAATCTGACTTTATAAATGTTGGTGATAAATCTTTAACTATACATGATTGGTCACAACGATTAAATTTATCTCAATATACTTTACGTAATAGATATAAAGAATTTGGTAAAAGATGGGTTGAAGAAGCGATAAAAACGGTATTAGAAACAGGTGATAATAGCCATATCTACAAACGAAAAGAGTACGCTAATGGTAGAATAAAACATCGAAAAAATACAAATACTAAACAATAGGTCTATTGTTTAGTATTAATCATTGTAAAAACTGAATATTGATGAATTGAAGTGTAACTTCAAATGATTAATATTCAGTTTTTAATATATGGCTACCCTTGTATTTCGCGTAAGCGCACAATATGATGAAGTTATAAAACTTCGTAATGAAATTAGTAAGCTGGAAGCCCAGCTTAAGAAAATAGATATAAGTAAATCTCCGGCAGCTGCAAGAGCTTTGGAATCACAACTCGCATCAACAAAACAACAAATGATGGGATTAGTAACCGAAGCTGCAAAAGCAGGAGCAACGATAGAGAATGACTTTAAGAAGAAAATATACGATGCTTCCCAGTCTGTAAATGGATTTACTGAGCAAATCATAACTCAAAAGAGTGTGGTAAAGAATGTTGAGGCGGATGTAAAGCGGCTTGGTGAAGCATACCGCACTGCATTAAAGAGCAATCCTATAGGGGCACAAGGAAAATTATCTGAATACAATGCAGCTAGAAGGGTATTAGAAGAAGAAAGAGCTGCCGCCCTATTTGGATTGACACAGCAACAGGCGGAAGCACGACTTTCTGTAAAGAAACTTCGGGATGAGTATTCTCTTTACAAAAAAGAGGCTGGAGAAACAATGGAAACAAACAACGGACTTTCTGTTTCGTGGAAAAAGATGCTTGGCATTATTGGTGGGGTGACAGCGTTGAAACAACTTGGTTCTGAGATTATCCGTGTGCGTGGTGAGTTCCAATCCATGCAGACCGCCATTGAGACGATGGTTGGCAAGGACATGGCTGGCGTACTTATCCCTCAAATTAAAGAATTAGCAAAAGTTTCTCCGCTCACACTATCTGATATGGTGAACGCCGAAAAGATGATGCTCGGATTCAACATCCAAGCAGAGGACACTATTCGCTATTTACAGGCATTGAGCGACATATCGATGGGCGACGGTGTGAAATTCAAATCCCTTACACTCGCTTTCTCACAAATGTCGGCTGCTGGAAAGCTGATGGGACAAGATCTAAACCAGATGATTAATGCAGGATTCAATCCGTTACAAATTATTGCAGAAAAGACGGGTAAATCCATCGCCACCCTCAAAGAAGAGATGTCTAAAGGATCTGTTTCTGCCGAAATGGTTCAGCAGGCATTTATCGATGCGACCAGTGCAGGTGGTAAGTTCTACCAGATGTCAGAGAATGCCTCTAAGACCATCGATGGGCAACTGTCCATGATGCAGGATGCTTTGGATGACGCATTTAACGAAATGGGGCAGGTATCGGAAGATGTGATTATTGGTGCGATACAAGCTTCAACTTCCTTGATTCAGAATTATGAAACGGTTGGTAAAGTTTTAGTCGGATTGGTGACAACTTATGGCGTTTATCGTACAGCAGTTCTGTTGGCAACAGTAGCGACAAGTAAACATACCATAGCGGAAATTGCATTAACCAGCGCGAGAGTTGCGGCAAGAAAAGCGCAAATGCTTCTAAATGCGGCAATGTTGACTAATCCTTATGTTGCTGTAGCTACGGTAGTAACCGGGTTAGTGGCTACGATGTGGGCGTTGTCAAATAGCACTTCCGCTGCCGAAAATGCTCAAAAGCGTTTCAACGAAGAACAAGATAAAATGATTCAAAGGGAAACGGAACGGAAGAACCAAGTTGAATCATTGATTCAGACGATAAAAGATGAGACGGAAACAGATCTTGCTAAAATTACAGCTTATGAACAACTTCAGAAATTATCCCCAGCAATCACTAGTGCCTACAAATTAGAGGAATTGGCAGTTCTTGATTTGGCAGAGGCAAATAAAATCCTCAATAAAGAAAGAGATACCAATACGTATGATTCTTATCTAAGAAATATTGAAGAATCAACCCGGAGGTTAGAGAAGTTACGTGCTGAAAATGGGAAGGTACTGGGTGTATCTCCATCCACAGGAATCCCATTGACAGTGAATAATGATAAAGCAATCAGAGAAGAAGAAGCTTATTTGGCTCAGCAGAAGAAAGCACTGGAAAATTTCAGTAAGAAAATTCTGCAGTCTAATGAGAAAAACGAAAAACAGACTACCTACCAGCAAGACCTTGCCGCGGCCAAAGATGATTGGGATAAGGCGAAGAAAGGATATGAGGAAATCATAAAAGATCAGGATGCTACCAGTAAGCAAGTGATTGATGCGAGAAATGCGTTAAAGTCAGCAGAAGACAAGTATTATGATTTATTAGGAACGAAGCCAACGAAGAATAAATCCGATAAAACAAAAGAGTCCCTTTTCATCACCGTTCCCGATGAAGAAGTACAACTCATTTCCCCGGAAGAGATCGAGAAGAACATCGCCATGCACCGTGAAGCTATGGATCAGTATCTTTCCGAATACGGAGATTACCAGCAAAAGCGACTGGCGATAGCGGATATGTATGCATTGAAGATTTCTCAGGCAGAAACGGAAGGAGAGAAGCTTTCATTGCAGAAACAATCGGAAGAGGTCCTGAAAGCATTGGATTTTGAAGAGTTTAAGAAATCCATCAATTTTGCTGATGTGTTTGGCGACTTGGATACACAGACTACGGCTTCTCTTCGTGCCTTGCGTGATAAACTGGGAGATTACATCAATGAGGCAGCAAAGGATTTACGTCCGGAAGACTTGAAAGAATTGCAGGATGCTTTCAAGAATTTGGATTTTAAGATAGCAGACCGCGATCCTTTTCATGAACTTAAAGCCGGACTAGAGGAATATAAGTCAGCTCAGGAGGCGGTTAATAAGGCCCAAGAAGATCTGAATACGGTGATGGCCGGTGGTACTGTCACTGTCAATGAATATGACAAGACCACGGGAAAGTTAGTTAAGAAAACACTCGACCAAACGCAAGCAGAGAAAAATTTGAACAGGGCTTTGTCTGAACGTCAAGTGGTATTGGCCAATTTGACAAAGGCTACCAACTCCTTGGGTTCTCATGGGGTGGAAATAGTAAATGCAGGGAATGAAGTGGTTGATATGCTTCAATCATTAGGAGTAGAAATTCCCGAGGCCGTTTCGAATACCTTGGAAGGAGTTGGACAGGTGATGAATGGCTTGGCTAGTATAGACTTGACGAAGCCTTTTTCCGCCATTACTGGAACCATCAGTGTCCTGACTGGCATAGGTAAGACGATCGGCGGATTGTTTGGTTTGGGTGGTGCAGACTATTCTGGATATGAGGAGATGAAGAGCCGGTACAATAATCTGATTTCTGTGTGGGATACCCTTATTTCCAAGAAAATGGAGTATATCGACATTGACTATGGTGTAGAAGCACAGAAAGCGGCCGATGAAGCGGCTAAGTTGGTTGAAACGCAGATACAGCGTCAACGCCAATTGGCAAACATGCTGGCGGGAAGTGGAGCAAGCATAGGTTCGCATTCATTAGGCTATAGGATCAACGACCGCATGACCCAAAATGACTGGACCAATTTATCGGACTTGGTAGGACAGCGGGTAAGTGGAATCAATGATGTGTTGTCTCTTGATGCGGATGTTATCGGCAAAGTGCTGCAAGATGAAAAATTCGTGTCTGTACTTACGACGGTTAATTCTGACTTTATTGAGTATATCCAGAACATTGAGAAATACGGAGAGCAATTGGAAGAGATTGCAGAGAAAGAGAAGGAAGTATTTACCGGTATTAGTCTTGACTCTTTTGAGGACAGTTTTGTTGATATGCTTTCCGACCTGGATGCAAAGAACGAGGATTTTGCCGAAAACTTCGAGGAATATTTACAGAAAGCAATCTTTTCGTCCTTGGTCGCTAATCAGTATAAGGACCGGATTAAGAAGTTGTATGATTCATGGGCAAAGTATGGGGAAAGTGGTAATCAGTTGACTGCAGATGAAGCACAGAATCTTAGAAATGAATATCAGGATATTGTGAATGACATGCTGGAGCAACGTGAACAGATTATGAAGGATTTTGGGTGGGATTCTTCATCCTCTTCTTCTGAACAAACTGCTTCAAGCCGTGGATTTGGGACAGAAATGACGCATGAAGACGCCGGTGAACTTAGCGGACGTTTCACAGCCTTGCAAATGACAGGAGAAGAAATAAAGATCCAGAATCAACAACAGACGATTGCCATTACAGAACTTAGAGGCTCTATCACAGCATTGACAACGCAGACACAAAGTATGCATGACATAGCTGATGAGACTAGGACAATTCTGGCTAATTCGTATATGGAACTACAAGAGATTCGGGAAAATACCGGAGAATCAGCAAAATATTTGAAAGACATAAAGGCGGACATCGCGGTAGTAAAACAAAATACAGCAAAATTATGATAGGGGATTTATATATAAACAGTCAGGACGCATGGGGACAATGGAAGGTTGCTATGGGAGATGGCTTCATCGGAAACCTTCTTCTTCCTGCCGGTAATAAGGATTTTATTGAGAATGAGAGCCGCCTTGAACATGGCAAGAGGATAATTTATAATAATCCTAAAGTAGACAGCCGGGAGGTGACATTGACATTTAATATTCACGGAGACAGTGAATCTGAATATCTGAGCAATTACAAGAAATTTGTGGAGGTATTACAAGCAGGAAAGGTGACGGTCAGAGTCCCCAAGATTGATATGACGTTTACTTTAGTTTATAAAAAGTCAACAAGTTTTGCTTTGAGCCGTTCCCGGATGAACAGTAAATTATCTGTCAAATTTGAGGAACCAAATCCAAAAGACAGGGAATAAACAAACATTCTCTTGATTGTTTCAAATGGAAGTTCTGATTTTTAGGGCTTCCATTTTCTATTGTTGAACTTTGGGATATGATTGACATCAAAGACATATCCGGGAAGATACGCTGTTCAATAGAGATCAATTCAGGAGCTAAAGGCAAGTTTACGCTGATGAAAGAGGATTATGTAATCCTTCCGTTCAGTGTACAAGATCCTATTTATTTCAAGCTGGGGGATAATATAGATTTTGCTGGAATATTGGATGATTCTTTAGGTGGTAAGTTATCCAAGATATATGAGCTGGTCGATTTATATAAGCCGACATTTAACGCATCAACTGGTGGATATGATTATGAACTTCACTTAGATGCTTACTATTGGAAGTGGAAAAATAAAAAGTTCAAATATACTCCGGAACATGGC